CTGGTGGATTACCCCCATCTGCAAATTTTGGATACGGACTTCCAATAGCACCAACAGTTACAGTTCCAGTTCCACCACCACCAAATATATTACCAACAGAAGGAAACAATGAACTAAATATAGAAGATGCTTGCGCCTTTAATTGCATTTTAATTATATCTGCAATAATGCTTTTAGCTAAATCACCAAATTTTAGTTTTCCAGTTTCTACAAATGTATCCAAAGCATTTTCCATACTTCTTGTCATAGATTCAAAAGCCATTTCACCTGCACCAAATGAATCATTCATTTTTTCTTTAAAGTTTTCAAAAGCAGTTGACCATCCAGCTTGAAATGTATTTTGCATCCTTTTAGTTTCTTCTTGTATTTCAATAGTTTTTATTTTTAACTTATCTAATTGTTCTAATTGATCGCCAGTTAAAGTTGTTGATTTTCCAAGTTTGTCTATTTCAACTGCTAAATCAAATAAAGCCAGTTGTTTTTCTTTATAAGTATCTGATTTTCCAATTAACTCTTGTTCAAGTTTTAATCTTTCTTGAGCAATTTCAGCTAATTCAGATTGAGTATTAAATATGTCATCGCGTATAGCTTTATCTTTAAGCATTGCTGCATTAAGCAATTCTTGTTTAGCAGCTTCGCTTGCACGATCAAATTTTCCGCCTGGTTGAAATTCTAAAGCATATTTTTGATATTCAGTTTTAACAGTTCCTATTGTTTCTGCTTCTAATTTAAGAATTCTAATTTGTTGTTGTAATGCTTCATTTTGCTTTTCTATTTCTTTTTGTATTTTCTTTTCTTCGTCACCTAAACCTAATTCTCTTTTATTATATAATGGTCTATCGGAAAGAAACATGTAATCTTTTCCGTACTCACCAAGTTCGTCTGCTTTTCCAGTAAATTTATCAATAGCAGAATTAATCTCTTTAAATATTAAAGACCATCCTTTTAATGACTGAGTAATAAAATCAAGTGCTGGTTCAATAAATCCTATAAATTCAACATAAAATAATTTCCAACTATCTGTTAATTCACCAACTAAATAAGCTGCTCTTTCTATTGATGCTTCATTATCTGCAAAGCGTGGAGTTAATTTATCTAAATCATCTGATAATCTTGCTAAATCTACATTTTTAATTCCCTTACCAAATAATTCAAATCCTAATGTGTTTCTCTTAATTTGATCGTCAACTTGTGATAATCCTCTAAGAGTTTTTTTGACTAATTCTTCTTGAGATAATGTGCCTAAATCTTTAAGTGTTATTCCTAATTTTGCAAAGGAAGCTCTAGTCTTATCAGAACCTTCAATTGCTGAACCAAGACTTTTTGTAAAGGATGATAATAATTTAGAAGAATTTTCTGCTTCACCACCATTTTGTTTTAATGCTTGTGATAAAGCTAAAACAGATTTAATAGATACTTCATTGGCTACTGCGGTATCATTAATTTGATCTGCATAATCCATTGCATTTTTGATAACTGCGGTAAAAGAAATACCAACAGCAGCTAATGCAATTTTGGCATGAGTTGCAAAACCTGAAACTTTCTCTTTAGCAAGTCCTAAATTTTTATTGAACTCACCAGTATCTAGTCCAAGAATAACTGCTAATCTTGAAATAATTGCCATAATTATTTACCTTTAAATTTATCTAAATTAAACCCTTGCGCTTGCGACATATAAGCTAATAATGATTCGCTTGCAGATAAATCTGCTTCTTGGTAAATGTAATTGTAGGTAGTGCCGAGAATAGATTTTAAACTATATGGTTGGCTATTGTTTCCACGAATATAATTAAATACCCCTGCTGTAAGTGTTCCAAGCGTTACCATTAGATTTTTATTCCCTACCATACCATCAGCATACATGACCATAATATCGTTCATTGTTGCTTCATCTAACGCATCTATTGTGTCTTGTGTATGCCCATTAAAAATCATTGATGCTCGGACTTGCTTTCTTAATGAGCCAATTACTTTGAGCGCGTTTCCTTATATCCAGGTGAAATAGCTTCATTAATGCCATCAACAATACTTAACTGAATTGCTAATGGAAATTCATCTTCAATATCTTTATATTCTAAATCAGCTAATGATTCCCCATGTTCAGGAATTAAAAATTTAAAATATTCGGTAATTCTATATTGCAAAATAGTTTTGTTTTTAGCCGTTTCACGCATAGAACGACCTTCAACAATAATATCATTATCTTTATATTCTACACCATCAGGATTATTATTTTTAATATTTAATAAATTTTTGGTTAAATCTTGATAATTTTTTTCAACATCTTCTTCGTTTGGGTTTTTAAAATATTCATATATTTTTTCTATTTCTGTAACACTTGGCACTCTAACTTTAAAAGTATGTCCACCTAATTCAAATGTTCTAGTCATTATAGATAATTTATTATCTTCAAATTTTTTACCTAATGCTTTTTTTAATTTACTCATGTTTTTTTACTCCTATATTGTTCGATTCTTTGTTTTAAAATTTCACCTAATTTTTTTGTTACGCTTTGTGCTTGTGATTCTAAAGATGTTCGCATAAATGGTTGTGCTGACATTTTTGCTGTTCCAAATTCTTGAGCAATAGCCCGTGCATCTGATACAACATTTTTTCCTTCATAAAATTTTCTTTTTTCTCGTTTGTATTCTTTGCCTTTTAAACCTTGAGCCATTGCTTGAAATTCTTTTTTAAGTTTTCTAGGAATAGGTTTAGTCTGAACAAAAGCTAAAACAGAATCAGTTGGATTAATATATTTAGATCGCATATCTTTTCTTGTTGGTCTGCGACCTGTAATGTGTAATGAATTAACTAATGTTCCAGTGTCTTTTGGTGCTAATGATTTAGTCATAGCAAGAACTGGTTTCATTGCTTCTTTTACAGAAGGCAATAATACTTTGCTTTTTGCTTCTTTATCACCAATTTCATTTTGAAGTTGCTGAAATACTTCAAGCGTTTCTTTTAGTCCAATAACAACAAAACGGGTAGCAGTCATTACTCTACCTTAATAATTTTTTGATAAATAGCGTTATTTAATTTAACAACATAATCGACAACTTCATCAGGTGACATAGTATCAGCATGATTGGCTGCAATTTCATGAGCAAGATTAATACCAGTTAGCCTTTGTTGTGCAAAGCCAAACCAGTTTTTTTGTCCTGAATTGGCTTGCATAACAAGGTAACCTAATAAATCTTTTTGTGATCCTATATTCATGATGTTTTATCCTTTTTCATTAAGCGTTATTTGACCATCCGTATTGATTGCCTCTTGGATGAACTGTAAAAGTACATTTAGCTTCTGCACCAGGTGCAGGATCAACACTAAATTGACCAACACGACCATTAAACGCATAAAGAACTTCATCTGTTCCATCGGATGCAACAATAACAAATGTTCTATCAATAGTACCATTGTAAGCATCTGCTCTCATTGCAAGCAATTGAGTATCAGCAGGATTCCATGCAGCAGTGATAGTCATTGATGTTGGTGCAGCTTGAACTGGAATCTTATCAGATTGTCTGCTACCAGCAACGCTGTAATTAGCCATTGCATCATCTTGACCAAAAGCAGGGATAGCTTCAACTGGTAATACATTTGCAGGATCAACAATTGCTGCTACAGTTGCATAAGTTGATAATTCTGCAATAGTTAATACTGTTGGTGTTGCGCCTGGTTGTGCATAAAGGGTTGCACTAAAACCAGGTAAAACTTTATTTGGAAGTGCCATAATTATTTCCTCACATTAATAAAAATTAAAAAAATCTTATGTTGGTATGTCAATTGTGCAATCCATAAAAATATTATGAAGCGCAATTTCATTATCGTATCCATGATATAACCAAACAACATCGGCTTTAGAAATATAAAATAAACCACCAAATATCCCGCTATAACCATGTAATGCTTGTAATATCGTATTCGCTATTTCAAACCCATCTTGCATTTTACTACTAAATACACTAATTTGAAATGTCGGTGTATCAATACCTTTATTATCTTGGTAAATACCAGTATAGACTGGTTGATGCACATCTCTTAATTGCCAAGTAATAAATTTTTGTTCAGTTGCAAAATTTCTATTAAAATTTGCATAGACTGGCACTGGGGTAGCAATGCTTGTCAACTGCGCTTGTATTGCCTTTGCATAATCATTAACATTTTGTTGAGTAGCCATTTAAACCTCTGTTGTTGGATCAGAACGATAACACATTAGCGTTACACTCATTCTATCATTAGCTTCTAAACAATCTGCTATTCGCCACTCATTACCCCTATATGTTATAGAATATAAATTTTGATTATTAGAAATTGTTTGCATATTTGGTGTGTAATTAAACTTCATACTAATCAAATCTTGATAAACTCTATATCTTTCAGAAATAGCAACTGATGCTTTAACTTCACCAACTAATGGTCTACTAGAAAACCATTTTGTAATTGTGGTTTCCCCTTCGCCATAAGCGTTAGTTGCAAATGTTAAAGTATTAACATCCACCTGTTCATATCTTGATATCGCCATTACATCACCAAAGGTTTATAAGGTCTTAATAAAGCATCTACTCCATAAGGAATTGTCTGCAAACCACCATTTGTTGTTTCACTTCTGTTATTGTATAAATGCGTAAATAACAATAACCCAGCTTGTTTGATAACTGGGTATTGTGCTAAATCACTTTCAGCTAATGTATATTCAATAACAATAGGTGAAGTTCTATTAGTATTAATATCAGTTGGCATTGAAT